ACTGTAACATCAACATTAGTTACATCTTCATATACACACGAATTTCTACCTGCACAAACTGAATTTGCAGAAAATTGCACACTTCCACCTTATACAATTACACTTTATAAAAATGTAGGAAGTGCTTACACAATAGCTGACGGATTAATTCACACACTAGCAATAGAGATGGTAGCTGGAGAAATTGTAAAATGTACAGCAACAGTTCATGGTAGAGCTTATACAAAATCTGGAAAGAACACACCAAGTTACATTGCTGCTGACCCATTTACATGGAATCAGGTTTCTTTACAAGTTGGTGGTAGTGCTAATGATGTATTTGAATCTGCTACAGTAACAATAGCTAACCCAATAGAAGGTATTGTGGCTTTAAATGGCTCAACTAACGAAGCAAGATTACTCAGAAATGATTTTAGAACAATAACAATAGAGGGAGACCAGTCGTTTGAAAACCAAGCACAAGAAGCTAAGTTTAGAGACCAGTCATTACAATCATTTAAATTTACAGTAACAGGAGCAACTGTTGGTACAGCAGCAGATATAAACCAATTAACATTGGATATGCCAGATGTAAAATATACAACTTATTCATATCCAATAGCTGGACCTGGAAGGATTACTGCTGCTTACGAAGCTAAAGCACAGTACGATACAACAAGTAGCTATGCACTAAGAACAACTTTACAAAATACAGCTGCAAGTTATTAAAAAAATATAGGAGGAAACTCATGAAGTTCAAGATTAAAGACAAAACATTAGTTGCAACCCCTGCAACTTTGCGTCAGATTCATACACTTGAAAAGACCATAGGCAACATTGCTAAATTAGGCGAAGAAGCTCCCTTTGAATCAATCATTAAAGTCATTGGAGTTGTTATAGACTCACAAGAACAAGAAGAAGGAATGACTATTGATTGGATTTTAGATAATTGTTCAATGGAAGACTTCCCAACCCTTAACGAGGTGGTGTCGCATTTTTTAGGGGTGAATCTACAAGAGACGACATAGCACTCCTGCATCTCGTTGATTATTTTGGTTATCAGTATGGTTGGTCTAAAGAACAAGTCCAACAACTAACTCCTGATGAAATAAACAAACTCTATGGTATAATTCGTAAAAGAGAACGAAAAGGAGTAGTGAAAACTAAACTGTAATTATGCCAGCACAAAGTGATATTAGAATAACAATGTCCTTGGGCTTTCAACAGATGGTCCAAGGGTTAACGAAAGTTACAAAAACTCTGCTTGCATTGCAAAAAGAGCTGGATAAAAATACTAAAACTTTAAAGAAAGCAACAAAAGCGTTTGAAACTCACTCCAAAAAAATAGCTAAAAGTTCTACCAAAAATAAACAAAAAATAGAACAAGAAGCAAGTTCTGTTTCTAGGCTAGCAAAACAATATGAAAGACTAGGAAAAGGCATAAAATCTTCTTTCACCCCATCAAAAGGAATGCAAAGAGGTGGTTTTCGTGAAAGTGGAAAATTTGAATCTCCATCGTCAAGAGTAAAAGGATTTAAACCGTTTACTGCAAGCTCAACAGGTTTACAACAGTTTGCTGCTGCACAAAACCAAGTGTTTAGTGCCACTATGAAAAATATAACAGCTAACTTTAGCTTAGGAAAAAGTTGGGCTTTTGCGAAACAAGCGTTAGCTGCCTATATAGGCGTAATGGCTATCAAAAAGTTAATGGCAGTAGCCGAAGCCGTACAAGAAATCAATAACAGAATTAGAGTGACAATGACTCCCGAACAAATCCAAAAGGGAGATGTTAAACAAGTCTTTAATGACTTATCTGAAGCTGCAATACAAACTAGACAACCATTTCAAGGTATGGCTGTTATGTATTCTAGGATTAGTCTGGCATCTAAAAATCTAAACATTAGCCAAAGCCAAGTTATGGAATCTACTAAACTCTTTAGTAAATTGTTAACAATACAAGGAGCAACGGCTCACGAAGCTCGTTCTGCCCTGTTGCAGTTTTCCCAATCTCTGCAAGCTGGTAAGTTAGCTGGTGATGAATTTAGGTCTATATCTGAAGTGTTGCCAGGGATTCTTAGACTCTTAGCAAAAGAAACTGGAGAGCCTATTGAAAGTTTAAAATCTTTAGCTGAACAAGGACAGTTAACACCTGACTTAATGTTAAGAGCTATTTTACGAGCAAAAGACGATATCAACCAGCAATTTGCTTTAACGGTTATGACAATAAACCAAGGTATGAATATCTTACAAACTAGATTCTTACAGTTTGGACAAGTCTTCCTTGGTACAGAAGAAGGAGCAATGATATTAAACTCTGTTTTCCATGCCTTAGGCAAAACCATTCAAGTTTTAACAGTAGCACTTAGATTCTTTATGATGATGTTAAAAAGCGTTAGACAAATGATAGAACTAACAATCAATTCTGTTAAATTGTTAGTCACGGGACTGCTAGAAGCAGCAAAAGGAATTGGAAAAGCAATTGAACAAATAGGTAAATTTTTAGGAATTGGAGCTGAAGATTCTGATAAAGCTAGAGAAAGATTTGGAAAGCTTGGACTTCAGTTTGATATGACCAAAGAAAAAGCTGAGGAGTTACGAAAAACACTAGCGAGAGGGGCTCTAACAGCAATGGGACAAGATGTTCCAGAGGATTTAGAGGCAAAAGAGAATGTAGGATTATCAGATGAAGATGCAAATGCAGCAATAAACAGAATAAAAGGTATGGACGCTGCCTATAAGAAATTTACAGCTGAGATAGTAGATTCATCAAATAAAATGAAGAACGCTGTTAATGAATTGTTTGTTGAAACAATGGCAGTAAAAGCTCCAACAATGTTTGGAGACGCAGTTGCAGGAATGATAATGGAAGGCGAAAGCCTAAAAGAAAGCATGACTAAAATCTGGAAAGATTTAGCTAAACAAGTTATCGCAGCAATAGCGAAAATGATTATACAGATGATAATAATGCACACATTAATGGCTTCGCTTGGTATAGGAAGTCCAACTATGCTTAAAGGGTCTGGAGTTGCAGGATTCTTTGCTAACCCTATGAAAATGTTAGGTAAATGGTTTGGAGGTGGAGGAGAAGGTGGTCCTGCTCCAGCTGGATTTGACTTTAAAACTATACCGAAGATACTACAAGCCCCTGGAAAGTTGAAGGGTTTTAAACGACCTAAAGTTTTTGGTTTTGCAGCAGGTGGTCCAATAGGAGCTGGACAATTATCAATGGTAGGAGAAGAAGGACCAGAGTTGTTTGTACCTAAGACTGCTGGCGACATAATACCAAATGACCAACTTGGTGGTCGACCTATGATAATACAAAATTTGAGCATATTCCCTCATGCAAACATAGACCAAGCATTAATGGATAAACCAATGGAATATTGGGTTAGTGTAGCACAAACAAAAATACTACCAGCTTTAAACACTTTAGGACAAGCAGGCTCAGTAACAAACTTAACTTTTGAGGAGGCTAGATAGTGGGCAATATATTACTAGGTGTTCCTAACAGTAGCTACATAGAGTTGCAAGACGAAGCAGGTTACCGATTTCAATTTACTCTCAATTTAAATAAACAAGATATTAGAACAAGAGGAGGAAGTTTATTTACCTATATAACTCCTGCATCATCATATAGACAATTTAGAATTCCTATGACATTTGTAAATTCAAGCAAAAGAGCACAGGTTAATTCGTGGTTTGAAACGGGAACAGATTTAAGATTTATAGAAGATGATAGTTTCGCTAACTCGTATTACTCAGTTAGAATAGTTGGCAAACAAGACCCTTTTCAAACTTTTCATGCTCCTTATTTTAGGACATATTATGATGGAGAGATTGTTATTGAAACACTTTAAAGGTAAAATAAAAACATGGCACATATATACGATTCAGGACGACAATATATAGCAGTAGGTAGTGCAGATTTAAGTTCTGCTACTTTAAAAATTGCATTAGTTAACACAACAGCTGATGCAAATTCGGGCTATATATTTTCAGCTGCACACACAATGTTAAGCGATATACCTGAAGTCGCAATGCAAGGAACTAATCAAACATTAGCCAATGTAGCCGTTAGTTCAGGACGAGTAGATGCAGATAATCTATCGTTTGCTTTATCTGGCAATCCAGTCAATGCAGTTGTTCTTTATGTAGCAAGTGCTAATTCATCAACAAGTCCATTATTATTTATACAGAGTGAGGGGAGTGGATTTCCTACAACACCAGATGGTGGAACTTTTACAGTAACATTTGCTAGTAGCGACCCATTCATAATGAAAGTCTAATGCCAATACAAGGAATACAATTAGAAGGCGAAGTTGAATGGCAAACAGTTAAAACAACTGGGTTTACTGCCGAATCAGGAAAAGGATATCCATGCAATACTACTGGTGGAGCTTTTACTGTAACTTTACCTGCCAGTCCTAGTACAAACGATATTATTGGAATCGTAGATTATGCTGGGACTTTTTCTTCAAACAATATTACATTAGGTAGAAACTCATTAAAAATAAAAGGAGCTGCTAATGACGCTTATTTAGACGCAGATAGACAAGCAGTAAAATTAATTTATATTGATGCAACACAAGGTTGGATAGTAATATCTGACAATCACGAAAAATTAACACAATTTGAAGCAACTGGTGGAACTATTACCGAAGCTGGTG